GCCAGACCACCGTCCTTACCAATAGACTCCTCAAAAGCCTCTGCATAGTTTAGCCTTTCCTCAACCGAAGTTAGTCGGTCAAACTCTCCGCGTGACCTGGCTATGACAGCTTTTTTCTTTGAGGCAATCCTTTCCCTGGCTATCTCCTCTGCGCTGAAGCCTTGCCCAGCAAGAAAAGCATCATGACTATTTAGAGTTTCTTCAATCAACTCATCAACACCAGCTATCTGAGACCTGGCTAAGTTCTCCAGACTTTCATTCATCATGTCTAACTTAATTGCGCCTTGAGCCCTGGTTGTCTGCTTCTGCTTCTTGATGTGGTCTTCAGAGAAGTTTAGATACTGAGAGTTCCTGTAGTTCTCTAAGTTAAGGCTCAGTGACTTGGCAGATGCAGGGTCCATCAGGGCCAAAGCATCAGCATAGCCAAGCGTCACCATATCCAGACGCTCTGCTAGTTGCTCTGGTGTTTCGCCCAGCTTCTGTGACTCTAGCATCTCCAGGCCCATAGCTTTCTTAGCTTCGACCTCAACCTCTGCTGTGAGGGCCTTTACTGCTGTGCCAAACGCTGCTTGGTCTCTGAAGTTAAAGCTAGAAGGGTCTTTGTCCTCTAACTCAGCCAGGGCTCTCCTGGGGTCGGCTGCTCCCTGTTGCTGTCCTTCTGTAATTTGGGTTTCTTTTGCCTTTTCAAATGCGAAATTAGTAATGCGGTCCATTGCTCTTACTAGAGCCTCAGAAGTACGAACCGCCTCGCGGCCAGCAGCAAAATCTATATTTCGGATATTTGCCGGACCGACAGAACGTATCGGCTGACTTGCTAATCTTTCAAACAACTCACTCATTACATCAGCCCCGCAGCTTGTATTGCCCTGTCACTCATAATGCCAATAGCGTTGATGTACCCCTGTTGCCTGGCTAATTTACCAGCCATAAGGTATTGCGCTGACTGCATTGAGCCACCAGCCTCTATGATGCTTGACTGAGCCTGACCAATCATTTGGTTTTCACGGGACGTATAAAAATCAGTTGCGCCTTTGCCCAAGTTGTAAATGGCTAGATTCTGGACAGACCCAGAGAAGGGGTCTATTGAACCAGCAGCGGCTCTGGCATTAATAGATGACAAATTTTGTGAAATCTTTTTGAGAACCTCAATTCCCTGCCGCTTGTGGTTTAGGACTTCAGCGCGGTTCTGTAGGACCTGGTTCCTGGCTTGCATCTCTGCTTGCTTTGCCTGAGCATTGTACATATCCTGTTGGGCTTTGCCCATGTTGATTGCGCCTATTGCTTCCATGCTACTGCCCCACACTCACTTTGTAGTCCAGAGCCAGAACCGTCATATCAAGAGGCACACTCTGGGTTATTGTTATTTGACCTTCTTTATTGTAGCCCAGGAGAGGGCCCACAGTTTTAATACCTGTAAACTTCTGAACCGCCGTATTGAGGTTGTTCTGACCGAACTGCCGGAACTGCACTTGCTGTGAATTGACAGTCAAAGCCTGGGTCTCAAATAGTTCTGCGTTTACTTCCAGGATGCGCTTCTTGAAGCCCCGCAAGGAGCCAGACTGCATTTGCGGTTCTACAGGCATAGTTTTGATTTCAAGGGAGTAGCCTAAGCCCAACTCAAAGTCTGTCGCACTTGCCCTGGGGAAAGTGGCTGTGTTGCTTGAAACTGTTACATCAGGCTGAATAATCCCGTCCAGAATGACCTTTACAGCCTCTGTGTCCAGGTGAGCCATTGACGTTGAACTTGCAGAACCTGTGCCTCGCACTGCACTATCCAGGTGCAAAGCACTGTCAAAGTATTCAACGAAATACTGGGCCGCGCTATTCACAGTCCGCTTGACCACAGCATAGATGGTGTCCACATCTACACCCACAGCCACAAACTCACCGCTCGTTGTGAACCTGGCAGGGGCCGTCACCTCTTGAGACCGCAGCAAACTGAACACCGTCATTGAGCCATCATCGCCGTTGACAATCATCAGGCGGTCACTTTCATCAGTAGAAGTGGCGCGGCGTATGGCCATATCTACTGGCGTTTTAAACAAGTGGCCGGACAGCATAGATACGTTGCTGGTGTTGTAAGCCAGTTCTGTGTCTGTAAAAGCCAGTTCGTTAAGAGACTTGCCTTTGCGCTGGATAAACAGGGTGCCGCTATCAACGCCGACAATAGGAACGTCAGCCTTAGAGCCATTGCGGGTGGCAATCTTCACAATAAAATTTGACGGCGTTATCGGCTCTAAGTTCGCCTGGGGGATATAGAACTCGCCACCAGTGGTAAAGATTTGTAAGTCACGCCCAGAGAAAATGTCTGTGATACTGTTGAGCGTAGACGTTGAGATGGTAGCCTCTAGGGCTGCATCATCCAGGCCTTCGCCTTTGTCAAAGTTAAAGAAGTCGTTAGACCTTGAGGCCCAGACTGTCGAGGGCAATGACTTTGACCCCGCCAGCCATAAGCGACCCTCATGAAACGTCACAGATTTAGGCCATCCTCTGGTGTTAGACCAGGCATTTTCATAGCCCGACTCCAACTCCCAATCGCCAGAGTTTATAACATCTGTAGAGAAAAGCGGCACTTCAGCCACGCAGTTAACAACAGTGCTTGAAACAAACTCTACAACTCGCAAACGGCCAAAGCTGCTGGTGACATTAATATATTGATGAACATTGCCTGACGCAAAAACGCCGGATGAAGCTGTTATTTTTATATTCCCATCTGTTGCGCTAGGAGTAATGTTTGCGCTGGGGCTGCTAGTTGATATTGTAAATGGGTAATATGGCCGCTCAGTAAATGTGATGGTTGATTTAGTCCAGGATGAATTGTTTGCCCCTCGCACCAGCTTGAGCGGCTCCAGGTCCTCATGCACAAAAATGATTGTATCAGCAGACTGAGCAAAGCGCAGTTGCGGTAACATCGCCGCAGTGATTTCTGATATTGCCAGGAAGTTGTTTCCTGTGCCGTTTATGTCTGTGATTAGAACTTTGTCGCGGAATACATACAGCTTCCCCGCCGTAATGGCGAACATATAGCTGTCATCTGTATTGAACTCGAAAGGAACCAGGCGTACACCGTTAGCTGCACCAGAGTCCAGGGTTGTTAGATACCGCAAGCCCTCTCTGCGCTTCGCCCCGCCCTGAGGCTGTATCACCACGTTTGTAGCGGTCTGCAAGGCTGAGTAATACTGCTTGAGGTCAATCCTGGCGCGGAGTAGGGGGTCTATCTCACCGACAGAAAAGTTTGTTTGTATCTGTACAATTCGGCTCATCCACGCACCGAAATCAGACTGAAGTCTTCAATCGCCTCTGTCTGTCGGTTCTGGCTGTCTATGGATGTCGCAACGCGGAAAAAGCCGCCACGCATATTCTCGGAGGGTGTACCCATAGCAATCCCTCTAAAATAATCTGCTTTGGTTATCTGGTCAGTCACAGTTTCTGCGATATTCCAGGCCATCATATATTTTAAAAGTTGCACAAAGTATGTGGGCATTTCACCTTCTGGCGTAGGGAACTGATAGTCCACAAATATTTTCTCTTCTGAGGATAGCAGCTTGTCACCCATTATTTCCCAGCCATAACGTATGGGCTTTGCGCCAGATGTGCCGCTGACAAACACAGCCCTGACATTGTTCAGCCTGTCACCTGGCAACTGGTATTCGTACAGGAACTCGTTGACAGGAGTGCTAGTTGTCCTGGATAGCTGGGTCTTTTTGAATGAGAATGTCCAGGGGTGCATCCCAAGCGTACTGTCGCGGATGTCGTCATAGAGGCGGTCCGTAATTTGTGCGCTATCTGTGCCCTCTGAAAAAGAAGAAAGCGGCGCGGCTCCAAGCATTATCAAAGCGTCTGAGCATATAGACAGTTTGGTATCACCTGAGGCCATGCCACTCTCCTTAGTTGGCTAGGGCGGGAAAATGATAAAACCCGCCCCAGGGGAGGAAGTTAGTCGCTATCTGTAACAGCGATAGTTGTACCGTCAGAAACGTCCACAACACCTGAGGCATTGCTCAACACAATGACCAAAGAGCCAGTTGGTGTGTTCGAATCATGGATGTACATAAGGTCGCCAACCTTCAGAAGGTCAGAGGCGTCATTGAAATAACCAGCAGTGTTAACTGTAGCTATCGCATCCGCTGAAGTGTAAGACCACATTTGCGGTGCAGTTCCAGCTTTGCCTTGACCACCGATAGGCTGAAGACCAGTTTTTGAATAAGCCATATCTCAGTCTCCTTAGCTTTCGCGGCAAGTGATTTTTGTAATGCCCTCTGGGTCAATCGCTACACTGCCAGCGGAGAACATTGACGCGACCAGGAAGGATGTCTTCTCTGGAATGTAATCAACGCGGCTCTGCTGCCCCATGCCGACACCCAGGCCCATAGCGTCCTTATGGAAAGCATAGACGATACGGTCATTTGAACCATCAATGGCCAAACCACCCTCATCTCTGTCTCCAATTTGGACAAACCGAAAGCCGAGGAATGTATTGTCTGCGACCTGGCCCGTGACCAAGGCTTTGACGCTGTTGAAATCAGAACTTGTGACTTCTGTTTCAGCAAGCAAAGCATCCATATTGTTGGCGTGTGCAATAATACAGCGGCCCTCTGCTGGGACGTTTTTGGCGTCCATAGCTTTCTTTGTTGCCCGTAGCTTGGCAACATTGAGGTTCGTGTTAGAACCCCCGACAGAATTTGCCACAGTGTTTGTGCCGGATGCTGCAACCAGGGCGTCAATTACAACCTGGTCCATACGCCGTCCAATCGCTCCAGAAACCACCTGGACTAGCTCTGCTCGGTCCTGAAAGTTTACTTTAGCTTGATTGAATATGTCACTGTATTCAGCGGCAATATAATCTTCCATAGTCGCTGTAACCTGGCTATAGGTCACTGACATTGGAGTTACATCAGTTTGAGGCACGCGAATAGATGCGGTGCCCTTACCGATTTTCGGAAATTTTACAGTTGAACCCTCAACAGTGCGCTCACGAGTTAAGCCAGCCAGTATCCGTTGACCCTGGTAGGCTTGCTTCACCTCACTATCAAAGAGGGTAACAAATGCGTTGCTGATTGATACAGCCATTTGCTTTCTCCTTAGAAAAATAAAAACAAGGTTTCACATCGCTTACGGTTGTCCATGAGGGCCGTGTATTGCGAGAACTGGCCGCAAAAAAACGGTTGTCAGTTACACCAGTTATATCCACCTTAGGGGCACTGTGCAACTAACAACCGCTACTGTTGGCTATTGTATTACGCCCTACGCTTCACCAAACGCTTTCATGAACTCTTGCTCAACATTGCGGGTGAAGGCCATGTCCTTACCATAACGCGGGTCTGCAACCATCTCATCCAACTCCTGGCGTGTCATAGTTGCCCCTTCCTGTAAATCTATGGTCGGGATAGGGGCCTCATTGTAAGACTGGCGTATCTTATTCATGGCTGTGATGAAGTGCCCATTGGTTGAGGCATTGGCCAGGGCCTCTGTCTCTTGCTGAGTAATCACGCCAGAAGAACTCATTTTCATGAGCCACTTCTCAGTCTCACCAATGATGCGGTCAGCATTGCGGCCTATCTTTGCTTTTTCATCTGCCACGCTAACAGCGGCCATCTCTTCTGCATCTCCAACACTGTTGAAGTACAAAGACGCAATCTCGTTAAAGGCATCCTGGCTAATGCCATGCTTTTTGGCCAGTTCCAGATAACCAGTGGCCATGTCGTCATCTTCAGCTACACCAGCATCAGACATGATGTCCATCGCGTATTCGCCGTCCTTAGGTGCCTTGTGCAGCCCCTGGGACATTTTAGACCTGAGTTCGTTATAGGACTTGAAAACACCCTCAACATCTGGGCCGTCATCTTCAGACCAGAACTGTTGCGGTATCCAGTCAGGCCTATCACCCCAGTCAATCGGCTCATCTGCGTCCGCATCTTCCTGGATATGAGGCATGGCCTCCGGTTCAGTGTCCTGGGCTGGTTCTTCTTTTGGTTGTAAATCAAGGAGAGTTTGTTGCTCCTGGTTATCGGTTTGCGGCTCTTCCGAGTTGTCGCTCACGGCCAGTTGTTCTTCACTCATAGGGTTCTACCTCTTTTGATACGCTTCTCAATATCTCTGACCAGGGAGTTCTGCCCCTCACGGTGAAAGCCATGAGAGGGGTCATCCCCTGGGAACCAGGTGGGTTGTTCTATTGTTGTGTTTCGTAAAAATTCCAGAACTGCCTGGCCGTCCTTTGTGGAGAAGCAACGCACAAAGGTCTTATCTATTTCCTCACTCATTATCGTTTTCCTTAAACCTGTACACCAGGACAAAAGCCTCACAAACTGGGCAAGTAAGATTGGAAACTATTAAATGCTCACCATCTTCACAGTCATGGTCTCCGCCGTGTATTAGTTCCTGGTCGTCACAGTCCATACACTTCATTGCTGTGCCGGACCCTTCATCTCAGCCATAGCAGCTTGCATTTGCTCTACTACGGCCCCGCGCTCTTCTGCGCTATTAACAACGCGGCGAGGGACGCCCATTTTCTCAATGATATAATCCAGCATCTCATCCTGGTTGATAGCGACCTGACCCATAGGCCCAGCAGTCTGAGCAATCTGAGCGAACTGCAATACATTCTGTAAGTCGTCCATGTTCTGAGCCTGAGCCAGGGGAGAGACAGGAATAACCCTGACAACCTTGCCATCAGCCTTGAG